GCCGTTCAGCCCGCCGGCATGCGCCTTGCCCGCCGCGTTGGCCCCGCCGGGCAGTTGCGAGCCGCCCAATGCGCCCTGGAGCGCCCCGGCGATCTTGCCGGTTCCCTGCTGAATACCGGTGACAATCCCATCCACCAGCGAGCCGCCGATAGCGATACCCTGGAGGTTGGCGACGTTTTGCAGGCCGCCCAGCATGGTCGACAGAGCAGCGGCCACGGCGTTGACCTTGTCGGCGTTCGGGCTGAAATCCTCGAACACGTCGAAGATCATGGTCAGGAAGGAGCGGAGGTTGTTGTACCCGCTCATGCCGAGGTTGAGGCCGGTGAAACTCTGCACCAGGTCGATGAGGCCGCCCAGGGCGTCGGTGATCGGCTTGACGGTCGTCGCCAGCCGAGACGCCGCGTCCTGGTCGATCTCGATGCTATCAGCTTCGTTGGCGAAGGAGGTGACGGCGGCGTTCATCAGGGCCAGCACCGCCCGCAGCCGTGGGCCGACCTGCGCCACGCTCGGAATGAGCAGTTCAGGGTCGACCAGCCGCAGCGCCACGTCGATGGTATCGCCCAGCGCGCCCACGGCATCACCAATCACGCCGGCGACCCGCTGGCCGGCTTCGGCCCACGCCTCGCTGATCCCGGCCCGTTGCGCTTCATCGGCGAAGGAGCGGGCCAACTCGCCCAGGACCGGCATGATCGCCGCCACGCGCGTCCTGAGCTGGTCGAGGTTGACCGACGCGACCCGGTCGAGGTCGCTCACGAGGTCGGGGATGCGGGTGATACTGTCCAGGACTCCGAACGCCCCGCGCACGGCGTCGGCGAGTGGACGCAAGCCGACCGTTTCAGCCAGGGCAAAGCCTGTCGCGGCCTTGACCGCCGCGTCCGCCACCGCCCGCGCCAGGGCCAGCGCCCGGTCCAAAAACTCGCCCACCGCCGAGCCGTCGCCAATGTCTGGCACGTCCGGCGGGTTGGCGAACACCTCCAGTAAGCCGGTGACGGCCTTGAACACGCTCTCGCTGCTGCGGATGGCCTCAGCCATCGGACGCAAGCCGACCGTTTCAGCCAGGACAAAGCCCGCGCCGGCCCGGACCGCCGCATCCGCCACCCCGCGCGCGAACTGGAGCGCCCGGTCGAGCGCCTGCTGGAGCGCGGTTCCGTCGCCCAGGTCGGGCAGGTCGACGCCTTCCAGCCGACTGACCGCCGCCAGCACTGTCATGGTCTGGGTGATGAGGCTGTCGAGCACACCGAGCGCGTCCCGCAGTGGGCGCAGACCCGACGTATCGACCGAGCCGAAGGCCGCCGCCCCCAGGGCCGCCGCGCTCGCCAGGTTGCGCGCCCAGATGGCGAGATCGTAAAGCGCGCGGTCGATGCCGCTCTCTGCACTGACGTCCGGCAGGCTCGTCTCATTGAGCGCCAAGACCGCCGCCGTCGCCTGGAGCGTCCCCTCGATGATGGGCTTGATCGTCTCCAGCGCCCGCGCCAGGGGTTGCAGGCCGCCGGTGTTGGCGTCGGTCAGGCCGACCGCGCCCAGGCCGGCCGCCAGGATCAGGTTACGGCCCCAGATGACCAGGTCTCGCAGCGCCCTGTCGATGGCCGTCTCCTGGCTCAGGTCGGGCAGGGCGCTGGTGTCCAGCCCCACGACCGCCGCGATGGCCGCCAGGGTTCCCTCGACAATCGGCTGGATGGTCTTGAGCGCGTCGACCAGCGGCTTGAGGCCGCTCAGGTTGACGCCGGCCAGAGTGGCCGTCGCCAGCCCCGCCGCTGTGACGAGGTTGCGCCCCCACACAGCGATCTGGTACAGCAGCCGGTCGAGCGCGCTCTCCTGACTCACATCGGGCAAGCCCGTGACACTCGCCGTCTGAAGCGCGGCGATAGACGCCAGGGTCTGCTCGACAATCGAGACCACTGGCTCCAGGGCCGCTCGCAGCGGCGTGATGCCCGTGGCGTTGACGGTGGCGAAGGCGGACGAGGCCAGGGCCGCCGCCGTGGCGAAGTTGCGCGCCCAGATCGCCAGGTCGTACAGCAGCCGGTTCATCGTCGTCAGACGCGCCGGGTCGAGATTGACCGTGATGTTGTCGGCCAGCAAGCTCACCAGGGCCAGCGCGTCGCGCGCGATACTGACGACCGGACCGAGCGCGTCCCGCAGCGGGGTGAGGCCCGCTGTGTCTAGTTCGGCGAACGCGACGGCGGCCCGGCTGGCGTACCCTACCAGGAAGCCGGCCAGCGTGACCAGGCCGACGAGCATGTCACGAGCTGCGCCCCAGTTCGTCGCGTTCCAGTCAAAGGCGAGCGCGTCGACGAGGGCGTTGGCGAGTTCGAGCGTCCCCTTGGCGATACCACTGGTCGGACCGAGCGCCGCCTGGAGATTGGCCAGCCCCGCCCCGACCGCCTCGAACCCGGTGGCCGCCCGGTCCGCGTAGCCGACCAGGAACTGCGAGAGTGTGACCAGGCCGACCAGCATGTCGCGCGCGGCCCCCCAGTTGACCCCGGCCCAATCAAAGGCCAGGGCCGCCACCAGGGCGTTGGCCAGGTCGAGGGCCGACTTGGCGACGCCGGCCGCCGCGCCCGTGGCATCCCCTAACGCGGTCAGCGCGGGCGCCAGGCCGGCTGAGACGCTCCCCGCCGCCGCGCCCGCCGCCACACTCGCCTCAGCCGCCCAGGCCGCCAGACGAGCGAACACGTCGCGCATCTGGTCCAGACCGGCCAGGTTGACGGCGCCCAGGTCATCGAAACTGGCCAGCGCCTCCTGGATGGCGCCCATGATCACGGCGACCGACTGGATGGCCGAGGCGAGGTCCTGGAGCCGCTCGACTTCGCTGGTCAGGTTGCGGCCTTGCCCCTGGACGGCTTGCACCAGGGCCAGCGCAATGTGCGACAGGGTATAGGCCAGGCCCGTCGCCGCGCCTGTGTCGCCAAGCGTCGCGCCGATCTCGCTCAGCCGGGTGAGGGCATCCCCCACGGCGTTGACAATCGAGACGACGCCACCCATACTGGACGCCAGGTCCTGGAGGGCTTCGAGTTCACTGCCCAGCCCGCGCCCGTAGGCTTGAACCGTATTGACCAGTTGCCGGGCAGCGCTGCTGATATTGCCCGCTACAAACAGCATGGCGTTGACGGCGTCCGGCGCGCCCGCCAGGATACCCAGGGCTAGACCTTCGGTGGCGTCTTGCCCGACAGCCATCATGGCCCGCGAGGGGGAGTGGCTGTCCAGCGCCCCACGGGCCGCATTGACGAGGTTCTGCGCGGCGTTCCGCGCGGCGTCCATCAGCCCGCCCGCGCCGGCCTTGATCCCATCGACAACGCCCTGGATGATGTCGCGCCCCAACTGCCCCCAGTCAATGGCGGTGAACGCATCCCGCGCCTGCCCCAACAGGCCCTGGATGGCTTCGAGGACGCGGGGGCCTACTGTCGAGACCACATTGACAATGGCGTTCCAGGCTGCGTCCCACAGCTCCCGCAACTTCTCGCCGAACCCGCGCCAGTCGCCCTCGCGGGCGCTGTTCCACGCGGACCACAGTTGGCCAACCACGCCCAGGACCGTCTCAACCGCCCCCTGGATCAGCCCCCACGCCGTCTGCGCGATGCCGGCGATCTGGTCGCCGTGCGCCTGCCAGAAACCGGCCAGACCGTTGAGCGCGCCGGGGATGGCGTCGGCCAGCCAGCTTACCAGCGAGGTGAACAGGGGGAACACCACGCCGGTGATAAAGCCCATCGCCACGCCAATGGCTCCCGGCAGAAACTGGCTCATCCAGTTACCCAGGGTCTGGACGGCGGGGATGACGATGCTATCGATAATCCCAGCCAGAGCCGAGAATGTCCCGCCGAGCAGATTACCCACGGCTGAGGCCAGGAACGCGATGGCCTGTTGCAGCGCCGGGATGTAGGGTTCAATGGCGGCAAACACGGCCAGGGCGATCTGCTGCAAGGTCTGGAACGCCGTCACCACCAGCGAGCCGACGGACGAGGCCAGCGTCTGGAAGTGGGGCAGGGCGAATTGGACGACGGTGGCGATGGCCTGGAAGACGCTAACGGCAATCGGCTGGAGAAGCTGGAACGCGCCGGCGAGAACTGACGAGACGGTCGAGGCCACCTGGGTCAGGACGCCCATGACAATCGAGGCCAGCCCGGGCAGGACCGCAAACACGCTCTGGGCGATCTGCCCAAAGGCCGTGAACGCCGCAGCGAGCAGCCCGCCGGCCAGCCCAGCGATGGTCTGGATTGGCCCCGACACGGCCATGAACAGTCCCGGCAGGCCATTGAGAACCGCCGTCGCCACGCCCGCCAGGGCCTGGAACGCCCCGGCCAGAACTGACCCTACCACCTGAGCGATGGTGATGGCCGGCCCCTGCAAAGCCTGGAAGGCCCCGGCGAGCGTTCCGCCCACGATCCCGGCCAGCGCCGTCAGGGTCGACATGCCGGTTGCGGCCAGACCGGGCAGCAGACTGAGGCCGACCTGGATGGCCGAGCCGACGTTAGCGAAGGCGGCCACGAGGATGGACCCCACCACACCGGCTATCGTCTGGAGCGGCCCAGCGGCGGCGAGGATCAGACCGGGCAGCCCGGACCACACGACACCGGCCACCTGGCCCGCCGTCTGAAAGGCGCTGACCAGGACGCCGCTCACAATATCGGCCAGGGTCTGCGCCGTGCCGGCCACGATCCCGGCGATGTTGGCGGCGGCCAGCAGGGCTTGCCCCATGCTCGTAGAGGCGGCGCCCGCCACCTGCGCCGCTGGAGCGAAAATACTCATCCCACCCGACAGGGCATCGACCGCCGCAGCCAGGGCGTCAGCTTGTTCGCCACCCTGGAACACTTCCGAGAGCGCTGGGCCGAGAAGCTCAACGACGGCGATGGCCTCTTGGATGGGTTGCACAATCGAGGCGTCAATGCCGAGATCGGTACTCAGAACCGTGCCAACCGCCTCACTCCAGGACGAAGCCCAATCGCCAGACGACTGGAGCATCGTGAAGGCAGTCGCCAGGGACTGGACAGTCCCCATCGCCGCTTGGGCCACGGGCGCCACGCTTTGGAGCGCCCCCAGGGCCACGTTGATGCCGCTCGCTATTCCCTGCCCCAGGGCCAGTACCCCCGCCTGGGCCTGGTCGGAGTTGAGGATTTGCAGCAGCCCGGCCAGTTGGTCCTTGAGGGCGTTGAACACCGGCTCGCCCGCAATCCGCAGCGCCTGGCTCTTCCAGTCCTCCAGGTTGGAGACCATCCCCTCGAACGTCGAGCTTTGGGCGGCCATCATGCCGCCGAACTTGCCCTTCATGGCGTTGAGGAGAATATCCATCGCGTCGTTGACCGGCGTCGTCATCGAGCCGGCCTTGTCGAACGCCACGCCCATGCCGGCCAGTTCGCTCTTGGTGACGATGCCGAGTTCCTGGAAGCGCGCCAGGGCTTCACCCGTCGCGCCGCTGGAGAATTTACCCAGGTAGTTGGCGATCTCGGTGAAGCTCGCGCCGGTCCCCGCCGCTACGTCACCCGCGACGGTGCGGATGTCCGCCCCGCTCATCCCGAACTTTTGCGCCGTATCGACGGCGTGCAGCCCGAACGACTGGAGGATTTTGTCAGCTTCAACGACCTGGGGGAGTTCAAACGGAGTCGACGCGCCGAACTGCGCCAGTTCGGCCAGCCGGTCTTTGGCCGCCTGGGCCGAGCCGAGCAGGACGCCAAACTGCGTCTGGTACGTCTCGAACTGGGCGTTGCCGCCGATCATGGCGGACGCCACGCCGCCGATGGAGCCGGCGACGGAATTCAGGCCCTGGAGGATGGCCCCGCCGGTGGCGAAGCTCAGGGCGTCGTGGAGGAAGCCGACCCCGCCGCCCGCGTTTTGCGCCGCGCCACCCAGGCCGGCCAGCTCGCCCTTGACCTGGCGCACCGGCCCGCTGAGTTGGTCAGTGCCTTGAAGGATGATCTCGATCCGCGTGCTCACCGTGGCGTCCTTTCCGGACGCTCAAACGCGCCCGGCGGGGTGGCCCCGCCCCAAGAGCGGCGGGGGGGCCCCGCCCCAAGAGCGGCGGGGTGGCAACCCAAGCGAGCGCGTTTGCGGTGGCTTGCTCAGCGGCCGGCGCGACCCCGCGGGGAATGCGGGGTGAGGCCGGCCGCCGTCATGTGAAGTTAGAGGTCAGAATTAGAAATTAAGAAGACCGAACGCCTCTTGGTTCTTAATTCCTAATTCCTCCCTCCTCACTCTTAACTATCCGGTGAGGAACCAGCGGCCTGTGTCGTCTAGCTCGTCCGCGTCCGGTTGTGGCGCGGGCGCGCCGCCGCCCTTGCGCTGCGACTGCGAGCGTTCGCGGAAGAACACGACCGACAGCCTGTACCAGTATTCGCTCATCTGTTCGGCGAGCGTGTCAGGCAGCACGCCGAACATCTCGGCCAGTTGCACCACTTCTGTGTCGAGCGGCAAACTATCCGCCAGGCCGTTGTCCTGGAAATAGTCCCTTATCTGCCGCTCGACTTCGGAGGGACCGCGGGTGTAGATACCGGGTCGAGCGCCTGCATCATGGCTTGCAGGTCGGCCTGGGACGCGTCCATAACCAGCGGCCGCAGCTCTTCCAGGAAGGCGTCCAGTTCCGGCCCCTCCTCCGGTCGCGGCTTGTACGTCCAGCCCTCCTCGCCCGCCGGGTACTTGATGGCCTTGAAGTAGGGCAGCAGGAACTCGACTTGTTCGGCGGCCAGGCCCTCGACCAGGTCCAGGATCGCCTTCGTCTCGGCGAACGCCGCCTCGATGCGCCGCGTCTCTTCGTCGATGCGCGTCTGGAGTGTCGCCCGCAGGCCGTCATCCTCTGTCGCGGCCATTTGCTCCGTCAACCGGGTAGCCTCCGCGCTCAGGCGCTCGATCTTGGTCTGGAACTTCGCCGCTTCCTGCTGCAAACTGGCGGCGCGCATCTTGAAGTCCATGAGCGCCTTGCGCCGACCGTGGTAGCCCTTGTCAGTGGGCTTGGGCGCGACGAACACCGGTTCGGGTGTCCGCTCGGTCTCTTCGCCCAACGCCTGCATCAAGTCCTCGTAGCTCAGAAACTCAGTCACGGTGATAGCTCCTTGTTCGGTGTGTAGAGGTAGGGCCAGCCGCCACACACCGAACAGGCGGCTAGGCCAGCGTCGCGACGCTGTTGGTGATGGACGCGGCGAAGAAGTTCGCCAGCGCCGTGTTGTTCTTGGCGGTCAGTTCCAGGCTGGTCGTGATGACCTTGTCGCTGTCCTCGAAGGTCTGCGGCGCCGTCGCCACGATCCCCGCGAAGTCGAGCTGGGCGATCTTGGTCCCGCTGGTCTGCTTGAGCCGGATTTGCCGCTCGGTGACGGTCGTCGCGGCCACCAGGGCGTCGACCAGGGTCTTGACCGTCGCGTTGTAGCGCAGGGTCAGCTTGAGCGAGCCGTCGCGCACGCCCTCGTTGAAGGCGTCGGGCGTCAGGCTGTCCATCGACCATTCCAGCGTCCGGTTGCAGTTGACCTTCAGCTCGAAGGCGACCATGGTCGTCGTCACTTGGGTCGAGCCGATGGTCCCGCCCGCGACGTCCATGTACAACAGCCACGGCTGTCCCATGATGACTTCGACGGTGCGGTCGCTGAGGCTCGCCAGCGTGCCCGTCGCCACGTTCTTGCCGATCAAGTCCACGCTGACGGTGGTCGGCTTGCCGGTCGAGCCTTTGATGGTGAACGAATTCACCAGCCCGCCTTCTAGCTTGTAAATCCCGCCGCCCGTTTGCGCCGTGCCGTGGATGACGGTCAGCTTGCGCGGGGCGGCCGGCGCGGCGGTTGTCGGCGCCGTGTAGGCGTAGACATACGGGCCGGTGCCGGTCGGCGTCGCCTCGGTGAAGGCGCTCTCGAAGATGTAGGGCAAGTCCTCGAAGGTGGCCAGCACTTCGAGCTGGCCCAGGCCCGCGATCTGCTCGACGCCGGCCAGGTGCCCCGGCTGCAAGCTGGCGCGCATGTCGGGGTAAATGGCGCTGCGCGTGTCGCTCTTGAGATGGCCGCTCTGGACGCCCATCAGCTTGGCGGTCCCCGCCACCGACGTGCCCCACACCGTCTCTTTCCCCAGTTGCCATTGCAAAAGTCCCGTAGTGGGCATTGTGTACGCTCCTGTCGTCTGCTTCAAGCCCGGTGTGCGCCGGGTCTCAGCAGGCGAAGCCTCAAGGGCGTAACCTACTCCCCACCACCCCGCTTATTTATCCTGCGGAATTCCGTTTGCGTCCTGGGCGGGCCGAATGTAGCGGTCCCGGATCGCGTCCGTCACCGTGTACAGCGCCCGGACGATCTTCTCCATGTCCACCGGCCGGGTCTCCGCCTGCGCCTTCTTCAGCTCCGCTACCACCCCCAGCGCCGCCCGCCGTATCGTCTCCCAGAACACCCGTTCGGTCATCTGTCACCACCTGATACAAGCCCAGACGCAGGACCGTCGCGCGGTCCTCTTCGGGCAGGGCCAGCCACTCATCGGCGCGCATGTCGCGCATGGGGACGGTCGGCCAGTAGTCGCCAAATCCGACGTACAACACTTCTACAATTTCTGGATGCGCCATAACTTGTCCTCACTGGCGTCCGGCCAGATAACGCGCGGCGTCGGCGACGGGGTGATATGGCCGCACACCAGGCCCAGGTCCGCCCGCTGCGTAAAGCCGAGCCGCTGCGCGTCCACGCTCAGCCACCAGTCGCAACACACCGGCAACGTCTCACTCAGCCGGAAGGGCAGAGCCTCGAACACCGGCCGCCGGATGAGCGTGCAGAACGTGCCGGTCCCGGCCACATCGACGACCTGCCCCCACAGCGAGCGCGCCCAGTCCGGGTCGTTGGACAGGTTCACCACCTCGCCGCTCTCAGTCAGCCGGATGCGCGCGCTCCAGCCGGGCTTGCCATGCCGCCAGCACGTCAGGCCGTAAGCGATGTCACTGTCACACGCCAGGAGCCGCGTCAGGGCGTCCGGCGGGATGATCATGTCGTCTTCCACGAGGACCATGGCGTCGTACCCGCCCCGCAGCGCGATCTCGCGCGCCCGGTTGGCCTTGTGGGTGATGTTCAAATAGCCGCCGGCCCGCGTCCCGTCGGTAAACGGGTCATCGTTGGCGAGCATCAGGTAGTCGACCGGGCAGGGCCGCTTCAGGCCCAGGATGCTTGTCAGCGCCGGCGCGTACTCGTGAAACAGCAGGGTGACAACGAGGAGTCTCATCCTGTGACAATCTCCATGACTTGCAGCGTCACCATGACCGCGTACCACCGCGCGCCCTCGTCGAGGCTGTCGACCGGCCAGCGAAACACGCCCGGTAGCACCCGCCAGCCGAGCAGCTCCACGTCCGAGCCGCCGCCGACGATGACGCAGTCTCGAAAGCCACGCAGCATATCCAGGTAAGCCGCCTGGTAACGGATAATGTCCGGCGCGATGTCGGCGATGGACGCTCCCAGCGGCGCGTTCTTGTACAGCAACAGGTCCACGATGTACCAGTCCTGCCGGTTGACGCTGTCGAGCGAGGCGAACTGCCCCTCGCGCCCTTCGGTGTAGACGGAGAAGGGCAAGAGCAGCCGCACCGGCGCGTCGGCGGCCTGGACTGCGTTCTTGAGTTCGTGCAGATCACGCGCGCCGATGGCCGCCGCCGTCCCGTTCTCGCGGGTGAAAGAGACGACCTGGTCGGCCAGGTTGGTGTAAATCGTCCGGAGCTGGCTGGCCATCAGCGCCCCCGCCGTTGGTAACGCGCGACGACCGACAGGACCGACTGCGGGAAGCCCGGCGGCGCCATCGTCACCCCGCTCGGACTGATGACGACGCGGTCGAGGCTCGCGCCTTCCACCCCGCGCCGGCGGTACAGGTAGGCCGTCAGGTCGACGGTGGCCATGATCACATCGGCTGGCGCGCTGACGCTGTAGCCCCAGCGTCCGGTGATGCTGATCGCGTTTTCGGGCGCGGCGCTGTAGGCCCATCTCTTTCCTGCGTCGCTCTTGAGACGGATAGCCCAATAGGGCGTCTCGTTGCGCGGCTCGGTCACGTACTGGCCACTCGTCACCACCACGCCGTCACCGTTGGTGATGGTGGTGATGGCGCACAGGTCGTACTTACCGAGCAGCAGCAGCGCGCCGTCGGTGTCCTCCAGGGCGTCGAACGTCTTCGTCGTATCGGCGCTGGCCTCGAACACCCGGTCGGTCTGCTGCTCGATCCACTTCTGGGCGCGCCCGATCAGCGTCTCCAGCAGCGCATTGTCCGCGCTGCTGTCGATGCTGAGAAACGTCTTGACATCCGTCGCGATGGCGTACATTGTTAGCCCAACAGATGATAGTGAATGTACGCCGAGCCGACGATGCCGGCCATGTTGCCCGTCGCCTTCGAGCCGGTGACCCACTTGCCGCTGGCCACCTTCTGCGCGCCGGTCCCGTTCGTCCCCTGGTTCTCGACGTTGTCGAACACGCCGGCCGCGGCCTGAACGTTCAGGCCGTCGATCAGGTTGTCGGCGCTCGTGCCCGCGCTGGTGGCGGTCATGCCGACGTCGAGCGTACCCGCGCCGGTGGAGGCGGTGGCTAGGTCGATGACGACGCGCGTCACCAGGACCGCTTCGTTGTGGTGGTTCTGCCAGGCGAACACCCCGCCCGCCGCGTCACTGGCGACCAGGGCGATCTTCTCGCAGTAGGTTGGTACATACGTCACAGCCATGCTTCAAACTCCTTGAAGGGTTACGCCTTCGTTGCGCTGGTGATGTCGCCGCTCACCGGCAGGCTGTAGACCACGGTCACCGAGGTCGAGCCGGTGTTGCCGGTCAGCTTGTTGACTTCCGCCGCCGTCGCCGTGACGGTCGTGCCCGCGATCTTGAACAGTCCACCGCTCTCGATGTCCAGGCTCTTGCCTGTCGGCACGACAGCGTTACCGTCCTGTCGCACCTGGAAGCCGTTGGGATAGCTCGTATCCGCTGCCATCGTTGCCTCCTGTTACGCCTGGACCAAGTGCTTGATGGCCGCGCTGAGCATCACGTTGGCGTCGAACCGCCGATAGCCGCGGAAGCCGATCTCGCCGGTGGCCGCGTACAGTTCGTCCAGCCGCTGCACGCCGATGCCGTCCCAGTCGGCGATATAGTAGTAAGCGAAGTCGCCGAACAGGACGGTCTTGTTGGTGGTCGCAATCTCGGCCATCGCGTTGTTGGTGATGACCGGATAGCCCAGCAGGCTGCCCGTCGGCGAGCCGTTCAGCCCACCCTCGATGCTCCACAGGTAGCGGCCCGCCCCATCCTTGAGCTGGCGCAGCTCGCGGAGCGTCGTGTCGTGCATCATGAACTTGCCGCGCTGGCGGTAGAGGTAGCTGACGCTGTGGATGAGGTCGATGATCTCGTCGGCGGTGATGGCCGTCGCGCTGGCCGCCGTGACGCCCAGGGCCGAGCCGGTCACGATGCCCTGCGGCTGTGCGCTGCCCGTGCCGGTCGTAAAGGCGGTGTTCTCGGCCGCCGCGAACGCCTGCGTCCAGTCGGGCTGGAGGATTTGCCCCCAGATGTCGAACCGGCTGTCGGCGACCAGTTCCTCGGTCACCTTGCTGAGCTTGGTGTACTTGTAGGGATTGAACTCCACCTCGCCCAGCGTCGGCTCGGTCTGGGCGTAGCTGGCGCTCTCGGCCTTGAGAGCGGCCGCCGCGCTGAAGGTCAGGCTGGGCAGCTTGAAGCTGTCGGTTCCGCTCACGCGGATGACCCGCGCGCCCGCCGCCCGCAGGAACGAGGCGTCGGCCAGGGGCAGGATGACCTCGTTACTGAACTGGGTGGGCACGGCGTAGCCGCCCTGGCCGTCAGTCGTCTCGTTGAGGGTGGCCTTGACCGCGTAGTCGGCCAGCTCGCGGCGATGCAGGTAGGCCTTGAACGCGACGTCCGCGCCCATCTTCTCGCCGTTCTTCTTGATGTGGACCGCGGGCACGGCGTAGCCCGCGCTCTTGACCGCCGGCTCCTCTTCCAACTTGGTTTGGAAGTCGGCCAGGGCCTGCTCGATCATCGTCTTGACCGCGTCGGGGCTGATCCCGACCGGGCCGGCGTCCGCAATGGCTGCCACCGGCTGTGTGACGTTCTCGCTCATGGGAGTCTCCTGTGTCGTATGTTGGCTGCTTGCTGAGACCGCGCCCGAGCGGTCATCTTTCACACCCAAGGCCGGTGACAGGGTCTTGAGTGACATTACCTTGTTACGGGGTTCGGCCGGCGTCGGCGTCAGACTGCCCTCGGCAATCGGCCAGCGCGTGATCTGCGGCCCGACCCGGCGCACCATGTGCGACGGCGCGCCGCTCGACCAGCCCAGCTTGCCCGCCTGGGCCATCTCGTAAATCATGCGCTCGTATTCGTCGGCCATGTTGAGTACGACTTCCGCCCACACGCCGACAGTGTCGACGGTCGTCTTGAGCGGCGGCAGGAGCCGGTCGCCCAGCGCCTCCAGGCCCTCGGCGACGGGCAGCCCGTGGTGGAACAGGGTGTCCGCGCCGTCGCCGGCCCGCGCGCCGAAGTAGGTAGACTTGGTAAAATACTCGCCCGTCAAGTCGCGATCAGCCGGGTCGGTCGGGTCGCTGAAGCGCACGAGGTAGCCGCCCACTTTGCCGTCGCCCAGCGCCTTGACCGCGCTGCCGAAGGCGGTCAGGGTATCAAGGGTCTTGCCTGCCGCCTCTTCTTGCGCCTCGTCGACCGCCTCTTGCACGTCGTCGGCGTCGGCGCCCAGTTCAATCGCCGCCTCCACGATGCCCGCCGCGTTGTCCCGGACCTGCTTCAAGAGCGCCTGGTCCTTCTGGCTGTGGCGGCGTCCCACCTTGAGTTCGTCCATATCGACTCCTAACCGAGCGGGGTCAACCCGCAACGACAACGGCCATGCAGGGGCGGGCGCGGCGCGTCGGCG